TGACGAACTCAACATACTTATTAAGATCAATAGTCATATTAGAATTTAAATCCCTCAAATGATTTTTTAGGTTTCTTTTCTTCATAATCATACTCTTCATCCTTTCCATTGTCAAGGATATCATTCTGAGCAGATTGTTCGCAGTCATAAAGACGCATCTTTGCACGATCAATACCAATCACGAAACGCTTATGAATGGTAGGATCATTATATCGGTTCTTAAGTTGTTTTACAAGAATCTGTCCGAGACCTTCAAGTTCCTCCGTTGAAATCAGAGCAAACATCAAGTCAGCAGTCGCAGGAAGACCAAAAGATTCTGAAGTATCGGTTAGTTCCACATCAGAAGAACCATAACCAGAACGAGTGGTCTGTGTAGCACTGACGATTGGAACACTAAACTCCACAGCAAGACCACGGAGTTCCTCTGCGATTGCTTTAACAAAGGTATAAGAGTTGATATTACTATTACCCTTATATCGCGAAGAAGCACAGATATTCAAGTAGTCAATAAAGATAATATCAGGTTTGAATGATTTCTTGAGAGCAAGTTCATTCAGAAGAGACTTAAAGTGCCCAGAGTGTGCTGAAGCAGTTGGATACTCTTTAATAATCAGAGTGCCTTGAGTCTTCTTAGCAAGATTCGTGACCTTATTCTCAAACATTTGCTTGGGAAGGTCTACGATATCTTGAATAGCAACATTCAGGAGGTTTGCATCAATTCTTTCAGCAATGCGTTCTTCTGCCATTTCCAGCGTAATGTACAGAACGTTCCGTCCCTGGAGCAAGACGGAGCTAGCCACATGGCACATGAATAGAGATTTCCCGACACCCGTACCAGCAAGAGCGATGTTAAGAGTTTTGTTAGGGAGACCACCTTTCGTGATTTTGTTAAAGTATTCAAGATCAAATTCAATTTTATCCTCCTTTTTGTGATATGATTCGTATCTTTGTTCATAGTCTTGAAGATAATCATGCCCAACGTGATTATCAAAACTTACAGCAAGAGCATCAGAAAGAATAGAAGGAATGCTATCGCGATTCTTCTTCTCATCATTTCCATCAGCAATATGAATAGACTCCATAAGTGCCAAGTAAATGGCACGATCACGACACCACTTTTCGGTCGTATTAATCAACCAACCAGATTCTACAGGAACATCATCGAAACAAGAGATAAGTTGAACAATCTCCTTGAATGTCTGTTCGTTAATATCGTTCCTCTTTTCAATTTCAATACAGAGGACTTCTTTAGTTGCTGGTTGATTATATTCTTGAACAAAAGAAAGTATTTCTTCAAATACAATCTTTTGATTATAATCTTCAAAATATTCTGGTTTTAGAAATGGAATTACTTTTCTTACATATGATTCATTATACAAAAGGTTTCTAAGAATTAGAAACTCAACTTTCTCCATAACTAAATTCCTTACGTGCGATTTCGTCCAATTGTTGCATTACTTCTTCAGTGAAGTATTCTTCAGGTTCTTTTAGAATCTGCTTAGCATAGATTTTTTTCCCATCAATCTCATAACGACCTGCGACATTCTTCCACAGACCACCAATCTCACCGAGTTCAAGTAGTCCGTAATATCGATCCAGACCGCGTTCATCATAAAACAGACGAATTTCCACATCTTTATTTTCCTTACTCAAACGCGACTTAGCAGTCTTAGCTTTGATAATATTGCCAACCACTTCTGTTCCATCCTTTTCTTTCTTTTTGCTGAGATAGATGATCGTGCTTGCTGCGTATTTGAGTCCAGAACCTCCGCCCATTTCTTTCGTTGGTACATAAGCTCCGATGACATCGTATGTGTGATTTGTGACAAGAAGTGGAACATTCGCTTGACCTAGTTTGAGTGTGAGCATTCGGAAGGCACCTTTCACAAGTTGCGATTTAGTCATATCACGAACTTGCTTGTCGTTTAGTGCATCAGTAATTTCTTTCTCAGTGGAAAGCATCCCCAAAGAGTCTAGCACAAACATGCAAGGTTTGCGTTCTTCTATAGGTTTTTTTAAGTAAAGATCTACCGCCTTGAGTGCTTTACTACGAAATTCTTCAATTGTAACAACATTAACAACAACAAGACGAGAAGTATCGATTCCACGAGATTCTACAAGTGACTTGGTAATAGCAGCTTCAGTATCAAAATAGAGACAATAACCATCGGGATTGGTATCAAGAAAATTCTTAACAACGGCGAGGCTGAAGAAAGTTTTTCCAGTACTAGACTCTCCAGCAATAGCAGTAATCTTGTTGCCAGATACACCGCCAAATATGCTACCTGAAACCAGTGCATTAAAAATGTACGAACCTGTGTCAACATACTTTTCAGTTTCATCAATATCCGAAGCAAGTTGCGTATACTCACCACCAATTTCTTTTACAATATCTTTAAGGAAATCCATTAGGCAAAAAATGATTCAAGGTTTGCAGTTTTTTCTATATTCCATCCAACAGCATCAAGGATAATGCGAAGAGGTTCTAGAAATGCTTTCTCAAATTGTAATTCATAATCAATGTATTTGTCAAGTTTCAATTCTTTAGGAAAATCTTGAATGAATGAAATGACGTTCTCATAAATGATATTAGGTTTTTTCAAATAAACATACTTAATTTTTTCTCCGTTTTGAATCAATGAATATTTGCCAGTCAACTTATGTTTCTTTACATAATGATTGAACAGAAGTGCTCCACGAACGTGAATGGGAGTTCCTTTAATATAAATGTCTGATGATGAGGTATATTTGCGCACATCAGAAGCAGACCGAGGAAATGCAATTTCTTCAGGGGGAAGAGTTTTAAACTTAGTTCTACAAGTATCAATGAAGTTAATAACATCGTCTTCAGTTCCACTCATCATGATTTTAAAAGTTTCTTTTAACATCTTACGACAAGGTGCTGGTGTGGATGATTTAATTGCCTCAATACCCTTAATCTTAAGTTTAGGTTCATCATAACGAACACCTTCACTATCCCATACACTTAGAATATATCGCTTCTTTGCGGTCCAAATACCACGCTCAGCAATACACTCACGCTTCATAATCATCTTTTGATCATAAGCGTTCACATACTCCGCCAATTTTTCATAAGAACCTTCAATATACTTTTCAAGTTCCATTTGACAGACCTTATCAAGGAACGAAACAATGCCTTCAGTAGTTTTCTCTCTTCCTTTGAATACAGTTTCAACCAAAGGACCCATATTAACGTAAAGAGAATCAGTATCAGAAGCAATAACATAATCAACGTCCTCTGTCTTAAGAATCTTGTTTAGATAAGAATTCATAGAATTCATAATCCATTGAATAGACACCTGACCCGAAAGAGTAATTGCCTCAGCATTTGCTAGTTTAAAATAACGAAAATACTGATTGCCAATAGCACCATAAGCTGAGTTAAGTTGAATCTTACGTGCCATCTGGATATTGTTACAGCGGGCAATTTCCTTCTCCAGTTCCTTTGTCTTTTTCTTCTCATATTCCTGCTCGGCAGCAAGCATCTTCTTCTTAAAGATTACACGTTCATTGTAAATCTTTTCCATCAATTCAGGAAGAAATCCACGAACATCTTTACGGTACATCGCACCATTGGCACATACCGCATAGTCTTTATACATCTCAAAGGTTAATTGTTTATTGAGAATTTTGTCTACATTTACTGTAGGATGTTTATCTTCAAGTAGAGTTTCTGGACTAATGTTGTATTGCATAATCAAGTGTGGATATAGTGAGTTCAAGTCAAAACTCACAACCCAATCATACACACCAGGAATTGGTTCCTTTACATAGGCACCAGCATACTTCTCTTCCTTTTCAGATCGAACTTTTGGAGGAATAACAATATCTCTCTTTTTAAGATAGTTGTAGATAATAGTATCCCACATTCTAACTTGAGAGAACACATCAGCATAATTAACCTTAGCGTCATATGCCATGGTCAGAGCAAGTTCAATCAGTTTCATCTTGTCTTCCATTCGGTCAACAAGTTCTACGTCAACAATGTTGTACTCCACAAACTTCTGCCATCCTTTGGTGTAGAAGTCTTTGAAGGTATCAAACTCGGAGTGATCTAATTTCTTTTGTCCAAGTTCGACCTCAGCAATATAATCTAGACGATAAGACTCTTGTGCTTTGTAAGTAAACTTTTTATAGAGATTCAGATAATCGAGTTGAGTAACTCCTCCAATATCATATGAAGTATGTTTTCTTCCTGAAATATAAATCTCACTTTCAGTTACTAATCCCCAGGGAGACATTCTCTTCATCAACTTTTCACCAATAACTCGGTCAAGACGACGAACGAGATATGGAATATCATAAAGTTCAATGTTCCACCCAGTAACAACTTCTGGGGTATTTTCCTCAATCATCCACCAATTAATAAAGTTGGTTAGAAGATCATACTCTGATGAGAATGAGCGATACTCAACATTTTGTTGTTTATTCTGAAATGGGCCCATTCCCCAAGTACGAATTTTTTTGGAAGAATAATCTTGAATTGTTATGAGTAGAATTTCCTCTGATGCAGACTCAACATCGGGGAATCCATTTTCAGACGCAACCTCAATATCAAGAGTGGTTACTTTAATTTTACTGATGTCAAATTTGATTTCACTCTCAGGATAAGTATCCGAAATATATTGATATATGTATCCAGTATTTCCATAGATTTTAAAGTTTTCTACATTTTCATACTTTTTACTAAACTCACGACATTCTCTAACAGTTCCTGGTTTAATTTCTTCTACAGGTTCTCCGCTCAAAGTTTGATATTTTGTTTTTTTGTTTGTTGGAACAAAAAGAGTCGGGTAAAACTTCTCACGGGTCATAAAATGTTTACCATTTTCATAACCACGGACCAAGAAGTGATCCCCGACCATTTGAACGTTTGTATAGAATCGCAAACTCATTCCTTAATAAGGTCCTCGTATTTTTCAAGAAGTGTGGGAGTTGGTTCTGCAAGAGTAAGAATCTTATCAGAACTCATCATAAAAGAATTTTGTTTAGTTAGACCAAGCAAAAAAGGTTCTAAAACTTTCTGCGAGTCTGACATACTGTTGACAGTAATAACAAATGGATCCCAGAGTTTACAATCTGGTTCTCCTATATCAGCTCCAATTTCTTCAATCTGACTGATCAGAATCTGATTGTTCATCAGTACTAGAATTTTTATCGGTTTCTTGTCCATATTTCAATACATCATTTTGATAAATTTGCATAAGATCGTCAAAAGGTGATACAAAAGTAACCACCCAATCCATTGGAACTAACACGTCCTCATCAGAAGAAAATGGTATCCAAGGAAACAAATTAATACTTAACTTTTTGTGAGAAGCTTTTGAACGATCAAGGATACTTCTGGAAATAGGAATAACATCCTTTACTTCAACTACACATGGTTTTGATAGAATATATCCAATCATTCTTTCATCTTTAACCATTTCACTAATGTCGGAAATTATATATTCTCCCGATCTCAAGAGTGCTAATCTTACTGACATAATAATCACATACCTCTCTAGTATTCTAGCACAAAAAAAGGAGGAGTCAACCTGGATTTTGCCAGGTGCTCCTCGCGCCGACGATATTCAAAAGTATTTATCTCTTTCTTTTGAACTTACACACCTTCTTTCCAGGAAGCATAGCATAACTCGTTGTTCCTGCCCAACCACACTTTGCTTTAGGTGGTTTTGCATCTGCACCAAAATCACCTTTCATTTCCTTTAAGATATTATTAAATTCCTGGAAGGTTTTCATTTTTTATTTTTATTTATAGGTAATCTTTCCTCTTGTGGTGATCAGGAACAATCTTTTTCAAGTTGACAGAGAGGAGTCCGTCTTCAAAGGATACATCTGCGACTTCTGTAT